GTGCTGACCACGACATTTTTTCTCTCCTTACATAATAAAACTGCAACAAAAGGGATCAACATGGGACGTAACACCGAGCGAGGGCGACTCACTCCAAAGGAGAGGAGCCAAATAATCAAACTCTATGAGAAGGGTGGACAAACCTATCAACAGTTAGCCGATCAATTTGGAGTCCACAAATCCACCGTGGCTCGAATACTCAAGCGGCCCAAACCAATCGTCTCCACATTGGACACGAGCACCACACCACAACAGCCAATCACCACCAACGATGATGGAGATGTGGAAGTGGATCCGGTTTTATTTCGTCAATATAAACTATGGGAGATCAGTCAAGACATTGAGGCCACTCGTCAACGTGGATCCCATCACGCGCTCCCACAATTCCACCGGCTCCACCTTCAAGTCCATGATGAGTGGGTCCAACTCAAAAAAGAGATGGAGGAGTTTGACAACATGACCAATCCCGATGAGGTACTCCATCAAATCGCCATGGCCGTCCAAGGTCTCCCACCAATATTGAGAGACCGGTTGGAGTCGATGTTGAGTGGTGATCCAAAAGTCATCCACCTCAATCGTGGAGGTCAATCATGATCAATCTCATCCATGGTGATTGTGTTGAAGTTATGAAAGATTTTTCAAATGATTCGATTGATTTGATCGTAACCTCACCACCGTATAATATCGGAAATATGAAATCTAATAATACATCTCACGGAACATATCAAAATAACAACATGAAGGAAAAAGATTATCAAAATTGGCAATTACATTTTCTAAATGAGTGCTTTCGAGTTTTGAAAAAAGATGGATCTTTATTTTACAATCATAAAGTGAGAATTAAAAACGGAATTGCAATTCATCCACTTGAATGGTTGTCAAAGTCTAGTTTTTTACTCAAACAAGAAATTGTTTGGGACATGGGAAAAAGTGCTAATTGTGATAAGATAAGATTTTTTCCATTTAGTGAGCGTGTTTATTGGATGGTAAAAGATCCTAAAACAAAAATAAACAATGTCAATAATTTGTCCGACGTTTGGAGAGTTGTCCCAACTCACAAAAGAAAACTCACCAGACATATCGCAGTCATGGATCAAAGAATAGTCGATAATATATTATCGACATATCAAAAAAAACAAATCGTTTTAGACCCGTTTATGGGTTCGGGGACGACTGGGATATCATGCTTAAATTATAATCATCAATTTATTGGAATCGAGTTGGATGGTGATTACTTCAAAGCCGCCAAAGAGAGATTGGAGTATCATCAAAGTCAACTCTCACTCCCATGGTGATATGATGGACCTATTCAAACTCAAAGCCATAGCCAAAAGGACGTCCCAACTATTGGAGGAGTCCAAGGCCAATCCGATGACCTTTTGGAGACCGACCTCCGTCCAAGAGCGAGTCCTTCGTGATCCATCAAGGTTGGTCCTCCTTCGAGGTGGGAACCAAATCGGAAAAACGGCGGTGGGAGCCTATGAGACAATATGTCATTGTATTGGTCGCCATCCTTACAAACAAGTCCCACCACCTCCAATCGAGGCGTGGGTGATTTGTCACTCATGGGAACAATCACGGACCATCATGGGAAAATTCCACGAGTTGGTCCCAAAAGGGGAACTCCATCCGGATGTTGAGTTTATCCATGGGAAGGGGTACCGAGGTACCGGCGCTCCAATCGTCAGATTCAAAAACAATAGTTTGGTCCGGTTCAAAACCACCAATCAAGGGACTTTGGGATTGGCCTCCGGATCGGTGGATTATATATGGGTTGACGAGCCTCCACCGCCGGTGGTGTTTGGAGAGTTAAGGGCCCGTATCACTCGGACCAATGGAAGGATGTTGTTTACACTGACACCCATTGGAGCCCCGGTCCACTATCTCAAACAAATGGTCACGGATGGTGTAATATCGGAGCATGTTGGAGTCATGAGTGTGGAGAACACCACACCAAAGGGATGCAAACCGATGATGACGGAGGAGGAGATTGAGGCGTTGAGGATGTCATATCTAGCAATAGATAGGGACGCGCGCATGAGTGGAGACTGGAATGGTGGAGTCCCAGAGGGTCGGATCTTCGATAAATTTACGGATGACATGATCAGTGATCTCACACCGGATCCAGATCGTGAATATATTTGGACCATTGGGATTGACCACGGTCATGACATCGCCTCTCAAGTCGCTTTGTTATGTGCTGTGGATGTGACCAATCAATCCAAACCGGCCGTCTATGTGGTTGATGAGTACATAGCGAGTGGAGCCAAAGCGGAAAAACATGCCAAATCCATATTGGCGATGATCAAACGTAATGGATTGGAGTTGGCGAATATCCAACGGTGGACGGGTGACCGCTCTCATGGTGGGTCAAAACAAAACGGAGGACGGATGTCCAATACGATGTTGATGGCCGGTTTTAATCATGTATTGGGATACCCAAAAGGTCAACTCCCATTCACGATTCGAACAGCACATAAACCCAAATATAGTGTATATTATGGATGTCAATCCATACATGAGTTGATGTGTGACAATCGGTTTCAAATCTTTCCACGATGTGAGAGGACAATCAAATCCCTTAAATATTGGGCGTTGAAAAAATCGGGCGTTATGGATACAATGAGTGAGTGGAAGCATACAATAGATAGCCTTCGATATGCGGTCATGCCCATCATAGATGTCCAATATCGCTCTCCAAAAACCTCCAAATTGAGATTCCGATGATCACCCAATCCAATATCCCTCCTCTCCCAGTCCAAAAAGATCCAGCCACCCAAAGGAGAGTAGAACACACCGCGCTCCGCAAAAGGATGTTGACTGGGATGTGGCTCCAAGATTTGATCGACTCCATTGGTGATCACATCCCCCAATCACGTCAAGCCGCTTGGGGTGTTCCAGACATGTCATCCAATATATTCAAGGCCGCCACAAGTGCTCTATGTGGTTTGTATATGGAGCCGCCATCCATTGGAGTCAATGAGACCACCTCCGGTGAGACGGATGGTTTGGTTGGACGAAATGGATTGGTGAATAAAGCCGGATTGTGGCCTCTCATGCAACGTGTCCAATTTTACACATTGGGATTGAGAGAGACATTTTTGAGAGTGGACATCACTGATGATGGTAAAGGTTTATTATATCGGATCGTGACACCGGAGATGGTGGAGGCGATGGCTAGCGCTGGAGATCCTTCGAGACCTCACACCATAAAAGAGACACGGTTGAGATTTTGTGAGATGTGCACAAAATACGAGTGGACCGTTGACCATCTCTCCATTGAGGATCCAAACAATCCAATCTATGAGATTTACACCATCAACTCCAATGGTGAGCGTGATGAGGATGTGACCGAAAAATATTTGACATCCAACATGAGTGGAGAGTCATATCCATATCGTGACTCCAATGGGGCTCCCTTCCTTCCATATTCTTTATATCATGCGGAGATTCACGGTGGACTATTTGACCCATATAATGGGAGAGAAGTCGTCGAGGGGGCATTAAATGCGAGCGTGCTGTACACATATTTTTTACACCTATCACGCGATTGTTCACACCCACAGCGCTATATTTTGGGAGCCATGCCGGCCGGAATGGATGTATTGGATAACAACCTCGACTCACGACGCGCCGCCATCGCCACGGATCCAGCGTCGATTTTGGTATTTTCACCAGATCCGGATTTATTGGCCGGTCAAAATCCACAGATTGGACAATTTCAAGCCGGTGGAGATGTGAGTCAAATGTTGGAGGCGATCACAGTCTATGAGAGAAGGTTGGCAACATACGCCGGTATCAATCCAGCGGATGTCCAAAAGATGAGTGGAGATCCTCGAAGTGGTTACGCCATCGCCATCTCACGATCCTCATTGAGAGAAGCCCAAAGAAAATTCGCGCCGTCGTTTCGGATAGCCGACATCCACACATTGGAGATCACCGCCAAAATCGCCAATCGGTATTTGGGGACATCATATCCCGAAAGTGGTTACAGGATTGAATATCACGCCATCCCACTCTCACCAACGGAGTCCAAAGAGCAAAGGGAGAACATGTTGGCACTATTGGCCGCCGGTCTCATCTCCAAAGTGGACGCCATCAAAATCCTCCATCCAGACCTTGACGACATCGACGCCAAACGGATGTTACTCAAAATACAACAGGAAAATCTAACATTTTAACAAACTCACAAAAGGGATGAACCATGAGTAAAACCAAAATCATAGAGGGTGTAGAATACATCCAAAAAGAACATGTGGACGAGATAGTTCGCCAACGTATCGCCAAATATTCCGAGCGACTAGCCCAAACGGAGTCCAAGTTGGGTGAGTATGAGTCACAGTTGGACGAGGCCAAATCCAAAATGGGATTGGTCGACAACCTCACCAGTCAAGTGGAGTCCTTACAAAGTGAACTCAAAACATCCAACTCACGATATGAACGTCACACCACCATCTCACAGTTTGGAATCAATGACGGTGATGTGAGAGATATGGTTGAGTGGCAATATGATCGGGCCATGAGTAACCTCCCCAAAAAGGATCGAGTCGATTTGGGACAATGGTTGGAGACAATCAAAACGGATCCCACAACGGCTCCAAGCACCTTGAGACCATTCTTTGAGACTCAACCGAATACTCAACCGGATACAACCTCAAACGAGCCTCCACAGCCGACTCAAGGCCTCCAACAGACACAAACACAACTCACTCCACCACCATCCTCCAACCGTGGTGTCCAATCTCAACCCACAGCGGCTCCCAATGATTTGTTGAGTCGAGCCACGGATCCAACATTTTACTCTCAAAATCGAGAAGCAATCCGAGAGGCGTATTATTCGCGACTGGGTCAAACTCCACACAAGTTTTGAGAGGTGATGGATGGCCACGTTTAAATATTCGGACGGTGCTGGGATACCCAACCGTCATGATTTTACAAACCTCTCCACCATCTCCGTGACTCATGGATTGGGGTATACTCCAAACGTATGGATCGTCATCAATGGTGAGGTTGTGTTTGGTGAGATTACATACAATAATCTTTTGACATTTACAGTCATTTTTGAGACGGTGGAGACTGGGGTGATATATTACAGATGATCCACTCCCATCGTGGATCCAAGTTAACTATCATCCCCAAGAGGTATACCCATGGCACAAAGATTTTTGGCCCCAGAACTGATCGCCGAAGGCGTAATCAAACAAAAAGGAACAGTATCACACGACGAACATTTGATCACTCGTGGATATCTACACTCAAACGTACTCAACGCAATCCACGCGGACAGCGCCAATTATTTGGAAGTTGTTAGTGATGGTGGAATCAATAAACTAAAAGTCAAGCCGTTGACCGTGACGGATGTGACTGTTGACTCATCTCAAACATCATTGGGCAACTTTATCTCCAATGTGTACACCGGGTCTAACTTCCAAGAGGGTGACATTGTATTTTTAGCGGCGACGTCTCCAATTGAGTCATACATCCACAACGGTGGAACCGCTGGCAATGCTGACGACTGGGAACTCATCAACAGTGGTTTGAGTGACGCCCAAATCCGCGCCAAATTCTCCGCAAGTGCTGGGATAGATTACAATGCCACAACGGGTGAATTCACAGCAGACCAAACCGAGATCAAAGGATTTTTCTCGGCTGGAACTGGATTGGCTTATAACGCCGCTACTGGTGCATTTTCACTATCGGCCAACTCGGATCAAATCTCCGAAGGGTCCAACAATCTATTCCATACGACCGCTCGCGCTCGTTCCAGTATCTCAGTTGATGCGGCTGGTTTGAATTACAACTCGTCAACTGGTGTGATCACGTTGACGGCCGATACGTCTCAAGTGAGCGAGGACTCCAGCGCGTTATATTTTACTCAAGCGAGAGCCCGTGGATCGGTCTCATTGGGCGCGGTATCATCTCCAGATGTACAACTCCTCCAATACAACTCCTCCAATGGTGAGTTTAAAGTTGAGGCGAGTGATGTATTTGCACAATTTGCAGCCGGTACCGGTCTCAGTTATGCGGATGGTGTTTACACATTGAACGCCAACACGTCTCAAGTGAGCGAGGACTCTAGCGCGTTATATTTCACTCAAGCAAGATCACGCGGATCCATCTCGGTTGATGCTGCTGGTTTGTCTTATAATTCTGGTACTGGTGTGATCACATTGACGGCCGATACGTCTCAAGTGAGCGAGCACTCCAGCGCGTTATATTTCACCAACGCGAGAGCCCAAGCCGCTATCACAGCCGATCCAGCCGCTGGCAACCTTGCCAGTGTCTCCGGTGGTCAAGTTTTAGTCGCTCTCTCAGACTTCCGGAAATCATTTGCCAATCAAACATTGGTCGCCAACACGTCACTCTCATTGACTCACAATTTGGGTCAACAGTTGGTCCACGTGAGCGCCATGGATGGAAGTGGTAACAAAGTGGAGTTGGAGATCACTTACACCAACGCCAACGCTGTGGCTGTAAAATCCACCGTTGGATTGACTGGGATCGACATCGCCGTATCAATCTAACTGATACCCCTTAACCCCATACATTTGGAGTCACTCATTTGGGTGGCTCCTTTTGTTTTTTTACTTCGATCTATTGATGACGATGTGGAGAGTTGACGAGCCGGATTGGGTAGCCACCAAAAGGACTCTATTGGATTGACGTCCAATCTCCATGGGTATCTCCAAAAGGTTATTGGCTGGGATAAATACATAATCGGTCACACCACCGCTCCCAAATGAGTCTCCATCATCACCATCATTGGCACAATACAAAGCCGATGGAGATCCAATGGAGACCGCCGTGGCTCCACTGGGGAGGATAATTTTGGTGGCGGTGTTGTCGATGTTGTCTATGGTTTTGAATTTTGGATATGTGTTAACGTTGGATAGGTCATGAGTGGCCATGGTGATCTCCCTTTGATGTGAAAATGACATGAGGTGTCATTGTGATAACACCATATCATAAAAATGGGTATACTACACCCAACCACATATCTCCACCACGGTGGATGATGGGAGTTGGTTATTGTCGGATAGGTTCGCAACCGTCAACAGCGTAAAACCCGACCCATCCAAAACAAAACCAAACCAAAAATTGTGAGAAAATACAATGTCAACTATTGATTATTCAACGCTCGGCAACCTTCGGTTGGCCGCAATGATAGAAAATGAGGTGCGCGCCATCCTCTCGGACCAAGCCTCAATCCGTAATTCCGGAGCGCTCCTTTTCGCTGGGGACGTCGCTGGAATCGGCTCTAAAGTGATGCGTATGCGATACGCCAACTGGGGCGCTGCTACACCATTCGCAACTGCGAGCGATGGTGGTGAGGTGTCTGAAGCCACACTAACTCCATCAACCGTAGATATCACCGTGGGCCGATCGGCTTTACGTTACGATATCAGTGATCTTGCCGCTATGACCGGACTCGGTATGGACATTGATCCATTCTCATTGGCCAACAAAATGGCTATGAGTGCTGAAGCACGAATTAACGGGATCATCACCGCGACATTTGCAGCCGCTTCCAACGCTGTTGGGACAAGTGGTGTGGACATGTCTGTTGATGACTTTTATGATGCAATGTTCCAATTGGAGAGTGAGTCAAACAATGGAGAGTTCTATTGTATACTCCACCCACAACAGTTGAGTGATCTTCGTGATTCTCTCCGCAGTGAGTCAAATAACGCTCTCGCATTTTCACCAGCAACCGAGGACATGTTGGCCATCAAAGGTCAAGGTTTTGCCGGTCGCTTTGGTGGTGTAGATATTTTCAAATCTAGTTATGTAACCGAGTCCGGTGGTGACAAAATCGGCGCCATGATGTCTCGTGGTGGTATCGCGTACGCTGTTGGGACTCCACGTCCGTTGGCTGGTGCTGGTGTTGAAATTCGCCCAGCCGGCACACCCGTAGTAATCGGCTTCCAACGTGACGAATCTAAAGGACTTACCGAGGTTGTAGGACATTTGTATTGTGGAGCGGCGATCACTGAAGACGCCCGAATTGTCAAGATTGTTACAGACGCTTAATTTGTCATGATGAGTGGGTGGAGGGTTTTAAATTCCCTTTGTCCTTCCATTCACTCTCCATTTTTGGAGAGTGGGTGGTATCATCAAAATCATAAACACATATCAACAAAGGGATAAAAGATATGAGCACATTTACACCAACGACATGGACCGGAACAAAAGCCTCGGCCCAAAATCCAAAATTAAAAGTCTTCCCCAATGCTCCGTTTTATTTACTCCATCACCCATTCTCATGGGAGTTGGTGGAAGTTGGAGAGGGAGATTGGGAGTGGTTGCCAACATTTGGACAACTATTTGAGATCGCTGGGGTCAATGGTGTTGAGGATACACCAAACGGACCGGACTCAACAATGAGTCGGATGAGATTGATGGACAATGGTCAAACTGTCATTGATCGTGAGTTTGGGTATATTGCACGATATGAGACCACATATGGTGGATATTACTATTGCATGAGGTGGGATGTCCCAAAGGTCATCGGATCAAAGGTATTTTGGAACAATGACAAAGATGGATACAATGATTGGAGACGTGAGTTGGTTGGATTGGGTATCATTGACAAACCGGAGATCGAGGTCATCCAATCCAAAATTGCTTTGTTGGATCGCAAGATTGACCGACGTCTCAAACTCCAACACATCCCAGAAATTAAAAAGGAGATTGATGGTTTGTACGCTCTCAAAAAACAAATGAGAGAGAGTTTTGAGGCCATGCACAAACCAAAGACCAAATCCAAGTCAAAATCAAAGGGAGCGTGATTATGTCTATATCTAGAGAACAGGTGGAGAGAGTCACCAATCGGATGTATGAGGACGCCAAAAAGAGCGGCCGAGATGTCTCACGTGAGACGGTACGTCAAGAAGTAGTCAAACGAGCCCAAACCCAAAACATTAAAAAATCCAAATAGGAGACTATCATGGCTTACAACGGCAAACCATTTTTTAAAATTCCACGTCCACTTTTGTTGGCTGGTGGATTGGATGTCCGGACAATCTCGGACGGTATCACACTCACGGACAAAGACTCACTGTTCCAAATCATTGACAGTGGTGGAAGTGATCAAAATGTGATCCTTCCGGCTCAAAAGGATGGTCGTATTTATGTCATCTCCAATGTTGGTGGGACAAACAATTTGAGCGTCCAAAACAATCTAGCCGTTGAAAAAGTCAGCCTCGCTCCAAATGAGATCGCGGTGTTGGTTTCATCCGATACGGTTTGGTATCTCCTTTTAAATGTTAACAACATCTAAGGATAAACGATGGGAACCGAGAGACTATATTCACCACGTATCCGGATCCATGAGGTACTTGAGAGATCGCGTGGGTGTACTGTGGACCTCCCTATATATAGGGATGGATCATTGGTATCACCCACAGCGGCCTTTTTTAGATTTCAAGATCCAAATGGTAACGACGTTATATCTCGGACATCCGTATCAATCATCGCCAATGTGGCCACCTACACAATCTCTCCCAGTGAACTCCCAACCACACTCTCATTGGATGACGGATATCTCCAATATTGGGAACTGACGATTGATGGAGTGGTCCACACCTTCAAAAAACCCACCGCCATCGCGTTAAGTGCTTTGTATCCGGTGATCAGTGATTTGGATTTGGAGTCGGAGTATTCTGATCTTGCTTCCATCCGTCCATCATCATTGGGCTCCAGTTATCAAACGTACATTGACGAGGCATGGGTGCAACTGATTCAACGGGTGAGAGACCAAGGGAACATCGAATATTTGATCATGTCTCCACAATCGTTGAGATCATGCCATAAAAATCTCACGTTTTATCTCATATTCAAGGACATGGACTCAAGTGGATTGGGAGAAGGACGCTATCTTGATTTAGCCAAAACCCATCGAAAAGAGATGGAATTTGATTTCAAGCGGCTCAAATTTACTTATGATCAAAACCAAGATGGCAAGGTGGACGACAAAAATGGACGCCGTGCCAATCTCGGAGTCATATACACCAGCGCTCCCCCCATATGGTATCGGAGACGCTAGATGATTGTATCACTCGCCACAATACGTCAACGATTCGCCACGATGATTGACAGTTTAAGCGGATTTGATGAGAGTCGTAATCCGTTTGACGGATATGGACGGTCGCCCAATACGATCGCTCACAAAAGATTTTCAGTGGGGATCCGGTCCGTGTCCAGTCGTGACGATGATCGTCAACGTCGTGGAGTGGGTGTCATGACCTCCACGGAGGTGATGGTCCGTTATGCCTTTAGAATACGACCAAAGGACCAAATTGAGAGTTTTGATGATGGTTTGGACAGTGCTCAAACGGTTATCAATGCCATCACCAAACGATCCACACCGCTCCACGATGAGATCCAAATCCGATTTGGTGGGATGGACAATGAGTTAAGTGATTCTGGTGAGTGGATGTCCATCACATTGGCTTTTGAAGTGCTACACTATTTATATTTAACCTAACACAAAAACATTAAGGAGGCTATCATGGCCGATAGTACAGTAGTAACAACCCGTCGAGACGGTAAAATCACGATTACGGACGGAGCCGCGTCCAGTTATGAGGTATCGTTTGAGGTCGGAGACTTCGCTAGCGCCGAGCCCGGAGCGGATCGCGTGGTGATCCGAGATCGCGGAGCCATAGTGGGACTGAGAGAGGGCGATGACGCTGTGATCAACATCTCATTCTCAGTACACATGAGATCATTGACGGACACAACAGCGGACAACCTCATGGATCGAATCTATAACCGTGGTTTCAATGCTGGAGCGCCGTTGACGTCAACTGGTGGAGATGGTTTTGAACAGTTCCTTCAAACCGTTGTTTTTGAAGTGGACACCCAAACATTGGGATCCGGTAAAACATACACCGCCACATACTCAAAAGTATATCTCGAAGTATCCAACTTGAGTGAGAGTGCAGATGGTAACACCATCGAGGTGACTGGAGAGGTATATGGCGGCGTGGCATACGTCCAAGCATAAGCCAAGAGTAACAAAGGGAGTAACTCATGGAAAAAGTAACTATGACGACATTTGGAGAGGTGGAAGTAATCAAACCTCCACTCTCCACATGTTTTGATATCGTGTCAATGTGGAGCGACGATCAAACACGAGCGGCGATGGGTCGAGTTTGTGCGATGGCGCTTTGTATTTGTCTCAATGACTATCGTCTTCCAAAAGTGAGACATCTCGTGGACGTCCACAAATATGGCTCAACGTGTTTGGATACGCTGTTGGGCGCTGGAGTCCCAGTCAATGAGATATTGGAGATTGGAATGGTGTGCATTGGAGAGATGGCCAAATCACTTCCATCATCACACGAGGTCCAAGAAACCGAAAATTTTACCGAACCACCACGAGTGGATCCATAGAGCGGACAGGATACGCCATATCAAGATTTTGGAATAGAGATCCAACGTGGTTCCAATCTTTGGACAGTGATCTCCAATCTCGTCTCTATGTTGATTTTATGATGGTCCATGAGTCTCCACAAGTATCGAAGCGTAAAAAGGTGGACGCTCAAAAAGACAAAATCAAACAATGGAGATCCAAATGAGTAAGGTGTTGAGATATGGTAAGGGACGAGGGACCATTGAAATTGAGGGGACTCAACGTGATCTCATATTGGGTACAATACGCGCCGCCGATCCATCCATTGTCAAAGTATTGGAACAAACCACCGAACAACTCGCCAAAAAAAGTGAGGAGCGTTGGTTGGTCCGTCAACCAAAATACGGACGGTCTCAAGGCTCCAAAGGACAACACAAAACCGGGCTCCGTATCATTCCACCATACACCATCGAGGCTTTTGTGGAGAATACGGCGGATTATGCGTGGGCGATCAAAGTGGGACCGGACTCCACCACCAACATCCGTCAAGGGAGACGATTGGCGGCGGTGGTTTTGTGGGATCCAGCCCGGCGCGGTGCTCAAAAGGTAGTTGAGGCCATCGCCAAAGATACCGTCAAGCGGTTGAAAAAGATATGAGAGAGTTTGTCAAAATGATGACAGCACGTGTCAAATGTTTTGTGTATGGTGTATTGATACTCATGGCCATCGTGGTCATGGTGATGGGAGAGAGTTATGGCCGCGGACGTCAATAAAAGCGTATCGATCAATTATAGCGCTTCAACCGAGCAATTGGAAAGAGCACTTAAGAAGATCCCAAACATCACGGACAAGGAAGCGACTAAAGCCGCTGGAGAGTTGGACAAAAATTTCAAAAAAATGGAGTCCAGCGCGGATAAGACCTCCAAAAACGTCTCTAAAAAGATGAAAAAGATTGGAAAATCGATGGCGGCGGTGGGTGCAAGTGTGGCCGCCGTGACTGGTGGTGTGGTGTTGTTGTCTCAACGATTCGCGGACCTCACCAATGAGTTGGTGGACGCTTCCACCAAAACGGGGATCGCCGTTGATACATTGGCCGGATTGAGATTGGCCGCGGAGGGATCTGGTTTGGCTTTTGCCAATCTGGAGGGTGGTTTAATAAAGTTCCAAGGGTCGATGGACGCCGCCGCGAGTGGGTCCAAAAACCTTGAGGAGACGTTTGGTCAATTGGGTGTCAGTGTTAAAGACTCCAATGGTGAGTTGAGAGATGCGGATAGTGTGTTTAATGAGACCGTGAAAGCGTTGGGAGGGATGGAAAATCAAACCCAGCGTAACGCCATGGCGATGGAGTTATTTGGACGTCAAAGTGGACCAGCGCTCATCCAATCCGGAGCGTTAGACAACCTCGAATCAATGACCGCGTTGGCGAGTGAGTTTGGTGTGGCTATCAATGAGGATGGAATCAACTCCATGGCACAATTTCAAAGGGTGATGGCCGAGTTTGGGACTGTGTCAATGGGTACTCTCCAAAACGTCATTGGATCCATAGCCGGACCAAATAGTGTGAACATGGCCGTCCAAGGCGCTTCCAAAGCCGTTGTCTTTATGGGATCCGTATTTTCAACCGTATTGGGTGGAGTCTCTCAAGGTTTTGAGAATGTGATTGGGTTAATAAACGTAGCGACCACGGCCATGAGTGGAGATGTGGACACGGCTC